TAGCTTTTTAGCCACAGACGTGTTTCTTTTTTTCACTGGCATGATTCGCATTCCTCGTCCAAGTTGCATTGCGGGGTGATGACTTCGTGTGGAATGTCCTCATCCTCCGTAAATTGTGGCGTTGCCTCTGGGACATTTGTCCCAGAATTGATTTCCTTCAGCACCGTGTCGTTGATCTCCATGATCTTGTATGAGTATGTCCCCGCTGGGATTGTGTGAACCCAGAACTGTGCCTCGCCGTGAGTGGCGAACCACTTTCCGTATGTCCAGCCCGTCGAACTGACAGGCTTTGCGAGTAACAAATATCCCATAGGATATGCGGGACGGGATTAGGGGAGTCTCCCGCCCCGCTTGCCCTCAGAAATCGTTATCCGAATCGACTCGCTGTCCGTTCACGACAACCTTCGCCTCACTGATCTTGAGCGAGAGGAATGTTGCGCCTTTTTGGCTGGTCTTTTTCCAGCCTGCGAGTGCGTAGTCCTTGCCGTCAACGTTGATGTTGCCGTCGTAGTCCGGTTGTTTCTCGTTCTTCTTGTTCTTCTTAGCGAAGAGAACGCCACGATTTGTGTTATCGAATGCCATTGTATTTGTTAGGGTTGTGCAACCGCACGATAGGCGATCACGTCTGCTTTGATTTTGGCGATCCCATCCGCGAGGAACGCCGCCGAGGTTGTATCTGACATGCGGAAAAAGTCGTTGGCTTTGGCGGGAACACGCTCGTCCTTCTGCCACTTGCTCGTTGCGAGGAACTCATCGGGAGTTATATCCTCCTGTATGAGTTGCTCGAAAAGTGCTTTGTGAGAATCGCCGTTGAATCGCTTGCCTGTAGTCGCTTTAGCTGGCGCTTCCGCTGTCTCTACCTTCTGGACTGGCTTGGACGATTCTACGGGCTTTGTAGGCGCAGCATTGGGCTTTCCTTGCGGGCGTCCCATCGCGGCTTCTCCGTCATCGTCATCAGGGCATGCCATAACCATCGCCTGTAAAGCGTAGCGGCGGGCGTAGCTGATGAGCGAACCGATGCCTTGAGGGTCTTCTTTCGCGGGCTTCATGTAGGTGGTAGAGCGAATCCATTGGCCCGATCCGTGCATGAGTTGGGTTTGAACGTAGTAGCCCCGCTCGTCTGAGCCGGGCATCTGCACTACTGACAATCCATTCTTGGACAGGGTGGGTCGCACTGCCTCCCAGACTGTAGCCAGTGTGGCGTAGGATGACTTGAAGTATGGGTTCGCTGCGTCTTTGTGGACGCTTCCGATTTCGGTCTGTGCTTTTGCAAGCGCAGCCGCGAGGTCTGCTATGTTTTCTGATTGTGTGTTCATCACGATTACTGTTCTACTGCGATCTGCTGGGTGGCGCAAGAAATATTTTCATTTTTTTTGGACATGACCTTCGCATACTTGAGCGCCCAGTCATCTCTTTGCTTGAGCGCGGACTTGAGCCTGCGACCAATCGACTTGAGTTCTTTGCGGAGTTCATCTGGTGTCATTTCGTTTAGTTCTTTTTCCATAATTATTTAGGCGGCGTGTATTTGTTCGCGTGTTGCCAGAGTGCCACGACGTGCGTGAACGCCTCGTATTCGCTGGTCAGTGTAGCCTCGTCATACCACGCCTCGCCGATCCTGCCGGGTTCGGTGGTGCTGATGTAGACGTTTACTCCCCGTGGTGCGCCGACAATTTTTGCGTAGGCTGCGATCTGCATTGGTTCCTTGCTCCACGGCTTGATGTCGAAATCTGGCTTGGTCTTCCGGCTCTTGAAATCCAGCACGTAGAGAACCCCGTCCTTCTCGATCAAGGCGTCCGTCGTTCCAGCATACCCGATATCTTTGTTCACGAGGCGAAGCTCGTGCTTGAGGAACTTGATGCGGTTATGCTCGGCCCACTTCTTCACGGGGGCGATGTATTCTTCCATCGCTTGGTCGTAGAAGTCGCCTTGGAAGTGCTGTTCCAGAGCCTTGTGGATGTTCGTCCCAAGATCGGCTGCGTCCTGCACCTGTCTGAACGCGTCTTCGATGATGCGGGAGCAGTAGTCTTCGTCGCTTTCTTCGGAGTTGCGGGGCAGGGTGAGACTCGCAAGGAGAACTTGTTGCTGCTTCCAGCGATCCAGTTCCGGCGCTGCCAGCACCTTCATTACGGTAGTTACACTCGGGAACCATCCTTCGCTTCGGGCGTCACGCAGCGTTGTATTGCGAGTCTTTCCGTTCTTTCCGACGATTGTGTGGCAGGCGTTACCCTGCGCGTCATACCAATGACCACCTTCTTTCATCGCTTTACCTCCTCGTTGCACAGCGGGCACAGATCGAAGTTCGGCTGGCTCGCCTTGCTCCAATACCAGCCCACCGCCAAGAAGAATCCCAGCGACAAGACGAGGGCTGCGATAGATGTGAACTTATTCTTCATCGCCGTCCTCCTTGTATTTCAACACCGCACCCTCGATGAACCTGTATGTTGTCGCAGGCTGGAGCAAGAGTGTGGCTTCTTGTTTAACAATAAAGAAGCGTCCGTCTGCCATGCCCTCTACTTCGGCACAGTTTTTGATCGCGTCTTTGAGTTGCCCGAGACTCTTGCAGGGGCCGATGACAAGCGTCTCGTCCCACAACTGCTCGGTTTCTTCGACTGCTGACTGGAGCCAGCCGTCTGCGTCTATTGCGAACCACCGCTCGGATGGTTTCGATTTGGTTTTTTTCATCGGGTTCTATTCTATGCTGCTGCGTTGTGCTGTCAAAAATTATTTTTAGAATAAATCTTCTTCCTTCGTTCCGTTGAGGAAGTCCCACACCCACTCCTCCGGAACGGCACGGGTCGGCCTGCGCTCTTCCCAAGGTCGCTTGCTGTGAACCCACGCCCAGAACTCGTCCTCACGTCCGGCGATACCCCCTGCGAGCTTGTTCGTCTCGCTGGAGGTGGGCTTGGCAGACTTCTTCTTTCTGTCCAGCTTCGCCTTGTCAATCTCGCCAGCCCAGTTGTTCATCGCTGTCAGCGGCGCAGTCCGGCAGTAGTATCCCTCCTCACCAGCATGCGAGTAGTATTCGATCAGCGTCTCCCATTCCTCCTCCGTTGTGCCGAGCGTGTTCTCCAGAGCCTTTCGCTCCTTGTCGCTCCATACCGTGTTGTCCCTGCGGCGGAACATCTGGTTGACCTTCGTCTTGTTCGCCCCCAGTTCTGGGAGGGGGGCTGCGCAATCGGGGGAGGGTCGTATCGCTGCGCCAGCAGGTGGGGTTTCTTTACTCGCTACGGAGGGCTTGCTTTTGGCGAGGGGTGCGGATTTTCCGCACTGTGGGTTTTCCGCATGGTGGGAATCGCTGGTTGGAATACTCTCTGATGTATTCTCTATAATACTCTCTATAGTAATCTCTGGTATTGTTAACGCATTTTGCGGAATTGATTCCGCATTTTGCGTCTTCCATTCCGCAATTTGCGGGATGCATTCCGCATTTTGCGGTTGAGGTTCTAGTTGGAAGTCGAGGAATTCTACGCCTATATCTTTAAGCATTCTCCGTAATACAATAAGATCAACGCGATACTGCACAGTGCGATCATACTTGAACTTCGGGTTGCGCCGTTTGGTCAGCAGCCCACGACTCAACAAACCAGCGAACGCCCGCTGCACCGTGTCCTCACCGAGGGCGAAGAATAGTTCCTCGCTCATCTGGCGAGCCGACTTCCATATCCACCCGTAGTTGTATTCCACTTGCGGCTGATCGTGTTCAGCGAGTCTTTTGTTTTCCTCTAATATCAAATCGTTTAGATCGTCTATTCGCTCTGTCCAGTATAGCATCTGCCCGAGGACGAGCGATTGATTGAGGTCTTTTGTTAGCATCATTAAGTCTTCGCGCAGGGGAACTTTGCGCAGCTTCCTGAAGAGCTTGGTAGGGATTTTCACTGCATTCATTTTATGGGAGGTCACCGCCCCCTGCCGCCCCAAAAGACCGATTGAATGTCGGGTGAAGCGTTGGCAGCAGGAGGCTGGTGGTTTTGTTCATTGTTCGATTTAATCTTTTGGTATTGCACTGGGCTTCACTCCAGCGGCGCGGTTCCCCGCACAGGTTCAAGGTAGCACTACTTCATTCCTCGTCAACTTTATTGTTCAACAAGACTCCCCGCTGCTCGTGCAGCAGCCCCTGAAGTTCGTTGTTTATCTTTAGCAACTTTGCGATGTTCTTCTGGAGGCGCAGCACCTCGCTACGCTCCACCTCATACATCTCCACGAGGTCGCAGTAATCGCATTGTGCTTTGCCGGGGCGCACGGCTTGTAGGGGATAGCCGCAGTCGAGGCAGGTTCCGGCTTCGCCGTCGTAGATTGTAGGGTTCTCGCTCATAGTTCTCCTTCTCAGGCGAGTTGCATGTATATACAGCAGCGTGTCGCCATTAGTGACGATTTGTTCATACCAATGCTGGTCTGTTGAGTAGTTCGTTTAGCCTGTCGCGCAGATCGTCGCGCTCGCGTTCCAGCTTGCGGGCAAGCGACATCATCTCCACAAAATCATATTCACGGCGGATGATGTTTGGATCGGAGTTGATTGAATTAACCAATGCGTCCGTCTCTGGTGTGTCGCTCATATCGTGACGGTGATTCGTTCGACCTTTGGTTTGTTGTCAGTGGTCAGCCACAGCATGAACTTGAACCATACTAGGTCTGACAAGAAGCAGGCGATAGCTCCGAGGAGCAGGGCGATTGCAATAGCGATGTAGGTTTTCATGACTTTTATAACTCGACAGCGAATTCTTTTTCGGGGACTTCAGCGACAATATCTATGAGGAGTTTCGCTGCTTCGGTTAGGTTTCGTTTGGCGATCTGCACGGAGTTGTAGCACTCCAGTAGATTGCCGATTTCCAGTTCTTCCATAGCAGTCCGTGCATAGACGGAGGCCATGGCGATTTTTGTGTGGGCGTCTGCGTTGTTCATGCGAGAGAGAAGTTGACAGATGAGTGCATATAGTGCAACCTCTTTTTCTGATGAACGCACAACTCAACACCGAAGTAACAGGAATGTGGGACTCCAACGTGATTGGCGCACCACAGCGAGACATGATTGATGAGCCGTGGCAGGATGAACCCGTGGTTCCCTACCACGTCATCCTGCAAAACGAAATCGAAGCACTGCGAGACGAGGTGAAGAATCTCCGTTCGCAGTTATTGTTTCCCAATAGCGAGCCGAAGTTTCTTGGGTTCCCCGTCCGGCACTACGATGCCAGCGAGGAAGACTGCAAGCGCACGACCTACGAGTGCTTCATTCTCGGTCAGTGGCGTGAGGTAGTCACCACCGCACTCCGCTGGGATAGCGAAGAGGCAGTCGATTCTATTTGCAACATCCTTCGTCGGGAGGCGAAGAAGTGAAATGCCCAGCATGTCGCGCCAAGCTACAGGTGAAGGAATCCCGCAGGCTGAAGGACGAACACGGAAACCAATTCATTCGCCGTATCCGCTTCTGCAAGAACGAACACCAATGCGTAACGCACGAAATGCTTGCGATACTCTCCCCCATCCCAGACACTTATCGTCCTAAAAGGGAACGAACCGAATACCAAAGACAATGGAGACGGCTCAATCCCCCGAAGGAGAAACAGAAGAAGGAGTCGGATTGGCTCGAAAAGATAAACGCAAAATTGGAGACTACCTCGCCCCAGACACGATCCTCGTTATCGTCGTCTGCATCATCTGTATCCTCTACCTTATCTTCTCGTGAAAGATAGAACCATTCCCCCGTGTCCGGCAGCAGGCGGTGGCGTCCACCTCTGGATAATGCAAGCAGGCTGGCAGTGCAGGCTCCAAGGAATGGACGCACAGGAAGCCGTCCGCTACCTCCGAGCAGGCATGACCCGCTATCCAAACCCAAGGAACGAGGTAGAACACGCAGTAGAGAAAATATATGAAACGATTTTAGAGAATAATGGGCAGTATAATGCACAGTTCAAAGCCCCGAAGTGGCCCGAGCAAGACCCTATCCAGATACGGGAGATCGCCGCTAGTAACCTTGGAGCGGTTGATCTGTGGGAAAGATCACCAATTCGCCTAGGAGATGACCTAGAGGAGCAGGCACAGCGAGTCCTGCCTAGGCTATTCCCGAACAATCCGTGGGTCTGCGCTGGAGACAAGTGTAAGTTCTTCACCGAGCGATTAGACCAGTTCCTGCAATCGGCTGGAGGGCTGGAGCAGATCGTTCCCAGCCCGATGACAGCAAAGTATGGCAAGACCAAGGACGGCAAGCAAAGCCAGCATACCCTAGACGCTACAGGTGAAAGAAGGTTCCTCGTAGTAGAGGGCGACAAGATCGACAAGGATATACAGGCGGCTATACTTCTGAAGCTCGCAGAGAAGATGCCGTTAGCGATAGTGGTAGACTCTGGGGGCAAGTCGCTGCACGGATGGTTCTACGTCGAGGGCCAGAAGGAAGACAAGGTTCTCTCCTTCTTCCGCCGAGCCTGTGTTCTCGGGGCAGATCGAGGACTCTGGACGCGCTCCCAGTTCGCTCGGATGCCGGGTGGCATGAGGGCAAATGGGAATAGGCAGAACATTCTGTATTGGAACCCAGAGGCAATCGCATGATCGACCTATATACATTCATCGGGCTGGACGATAACGGCGACCACAAGATATATGTCTCTCCGTTCAGGCTTAACCATCTAAGCGATATGCACGAACGTGACGAGTCATTCCCAGCAGGAGTAAAGGGAGCGATCCCCGAAGAGAAGTGTGTCGAGGCACTCCACAAGATAAGGAAGTATTACGATGATAACGAGAAGGGTCGGACTAAAAAGAGGAAGGCCGCTTAAAGCTAGGAAGGGACTGAACCGAGTCAGCAAGAAGCATCGCGCTGAACTCGCGGTCTATTCGGGTAAACGGAAAGCTTATCTTTTAAGCAATCCATGTTGCGATATCTGCGGTGTTGAAGCTACTGACATTCACCACAAAGCGAGACGTGGAAAGAACTTAAACGAAGTAGATACGTGGATGCCCACGTGCCGTCAGTGTCACGACTATATTCATCAGAATCCCAAGTGGGCAAAAGAACACGGCTATCTCGTATGACAATCTTCGCAATAGACCCCGGCCCCGAGAAGAGTGCATTCGTTCAGTTCGATGGGAAGATCATCGACTACGGGCACATCCCCAATGCAGAGATGAGGCAACTCTTAATCGGCAGGGAGTATGACCACGTGGCAATCGAGATGATCGCTAGCTACGGCATGGCAGTCGGAGCGAGCGTCTTTAATACGTGCGTATGGATAGGTCGCTTCTGCGAGATCGCTAGGAGAGAGCCACAATTGTGCTACAGAAAAGACATTAAACTACTTTTATGCGGCACGATGCGGTCAAAAGACAAAGACATTAGACAAGCATTACTCAAGAAACTAGGGGGACAGGGAACCAAGAAAGAACCCGGTGCAACCTACGGCATCACCTCGCACTGTTGGGCAGCGTTAGCCGTGGCAGTGTATGCAAAGTCAACTATTGACAACCAAACAGAACTTCAGTAACTTCTGCATACAACGGTTATTGGTTTCCCGTTGTTTACTGTAGTGTTCATCACTTGGAGGCTCCTCGAAAGGGGAGCCTTCAAAGTTTAGGGCGATAGTAGACGCATGGCCTTTTCTTAGCGGCGATAAGAGTCTTGATTGTTCTTTTCTCGACCTTTCCCTCTTTAAACAATCGGCTCAGCTTCTTCTTGCCGATCTTGAATTTACTTTTAAGTCCGCCGTCTCGATACCATCCAGTCGATTCAATTTCCTTTTCTGTCTGGCCCGATGTTTCTTCAGCGAGCCTCTTCCACGCCTCGCTTACAGCGGCAATATCCAAGGATTGTTTGGTTTTCGTTCGCATAGGTTTACTGTTAGTTGGTTGTCTGTGTAGTAGCCGTAACCGAATCCTTGGCTCCAAGCCAAAGTAGCGCGGCGGGTTTTCGCGTAGTCTGCGTCGAGCTTCATCAGTGTCCCGACGCAGTATGCTGTGGAAGGATTGAGTGTGCGGCCCGGCTCCACGCCTACTCTGTGCAAGTGTCCCATGATGCAGTTACCATGTGACTCTGCATGATCGCGGATGGCTGATAGATTGAACATGAACCCGTGGATGAACTTGAACCCACCCAAAGAACAGTATGACCGAATGTCATACGGATACATCCTCGCCTTGAGGTTCTTCGCCACCTTCTCAAGCTCTTGTATAACAATAGTCGCAGCATGTGCAGCTAGCGCATTAGGGGAGTGCGCCAGCTTGAACAGGCGATCCTCGTGATTGCCGTAAAGGATATGCTGGGGGCGAAGTTCTTGAAGGAAATCCACACCCGCAGCGAGATCGTCAGCGACACTCGCCGCCCTGTCCGCAGAGTTCGGGTCGTTCATCGCCCCGCTACGAGCCGCCGCCATATCCACGAAGTCTCCTAAGTGGATAGTGGTATCTGGTTTGAACCTGTCTTTAAATGCGAGAACTGCGTCCCGCGCCTCTGGGTCGATGTGATCGCCGTGGGAGCAACTAACCGCCATCCACTTTTTCCAGCCCTTGGTAGGATTGACTCCGAACTTACTGTTGGTTTTCTTCATGTGGTTTTTTATTTTTAGCAATCATAATACCATCCAGACTTTCGCTCATTAGCTTCCTCTTTTCCGGGTGATTTTTTGAATCGCTCTGTTTGCTTAAGAAGCGGCAAATCATTTTCTAGCATAGGAATCCATGCTGGAATTTTTTTGTCAATTAGTTCCTTCATGTTTTTGGCTGAAATGTTTATTTCCCGATTGTTTTTACTGTGTTTTATTGTTGCGTATATCATAAAATTACTAATAAGTGGATTTAGTTAATTGCTTGCGCTTTGTTTTCTTCATGTGGTTTTTCTATTGTTTGCAAGACCTGAAATTTTATTGATTCCGCGTCAATCGGTTTTATTACGGGACACTCAAAGTCATCCCGGCTAAAGATTGGCGCACCCCTCTCGTCCAAGAAAGGGAAGTGCCGTAGGCAAGAGTAAGCTCTAGCCTTCAACTCCTTTACGGTCTTCGGTCTGGCCGAGCTATCCAGAAGATCGCGCAAGAAGTTGCGAGTCTTGTAGAGTGCGTAACATTGTTCGTAACGTAAACTCATACTGTTGACTTCTCCGTATCTGGGGTGAACAGCTGAAAGAAAAGATTGGTGGGGCCGAACCAAGAGAACCCGTTACCCCACGTCACGATTCCTGCTGTGGAAGATTCCACGACTTGCTGGGACTTACCGCAGCCTTGCTGGTCGCCACGGAATGTCCACCACGTTCCTTGTTTCGGTAGTTGGTTCATAATTCAAATGCTGTTTCTTTGCACAGGTATTGTTTCGGGAATACAGAGAGGAGTCGCATCACCGCATCTTCAGCACGGGCGATAGAGTCCTCGTCGTTGTCCGGCAGAACTGCGTGTAAGACCTCGTGGATCGCTGTGCCGAGTGCCTCGCTGCTGGGTTTGATGTAAATCGTGTTGTCCTCATACGAGCAAAGCCCCTCGTCATCATCGGCGATGTTGACCTCCGGTGCGTCGGACTTTCTAGGGGCACGGAAGAGCAGCTTCCACTTCTCTCCGTTTATTGTCAGCGTGCGCCTGACTACGTTTGGCATGTGAATAACTCTGGAGGAGGTTAAAAGAAATGTAAAGAATTTTTTATCTCAGCACGCCCAAGCCCGCAGCGCCTTGTTGATTCGGCTGTTCGGATCACGCGCTGTCTTCGCTGAGGTGAGTTTTGCACGCATCCCTTTCATTCTCGAACAGAATGACTTACGCCTACCAGCATCTTTCTTCGTCTTTGGATTCGGCGCTGGTGCTTTGAGGTTTCCGCCTGTCGCTCGGTTGTATGAAGCGCGACCCTTCGCGTTCAGTCCACCCTTTTTGTCTTTGCCTTCAGCCCGTTGCCAAGCTGGTGTTTTGTATTTAGCCATGACTCTTGTTCAATGCCTCCTTGATAATTTGCTTTACGTGGTTAATCTGCCGCGCCTTCAGACATTTGGCAAGCACTTCCCGCAACCTAGCGATCTCCTTGCGGAGTTCCTCTTCAGTAGGCATAAGCAATCTTCATTATCCCGTAGACCGCGATCAGCGACGTGCAAATGGACATAAGCGCCAGCACGAATATTTTGTATTCATCTTCGTTCATATTGTTAAACAATAAAAGTCTTGGCGAAGTCGTAGGCTTTGTTCCAGCGGTTGACCAGCCCTACCCAGAACTTAGCCCTAGCCCCCACAGGAGGGGCCACCTTGCGCTCATAAGCCTCTCTAGCGCGTCGGAGGGAGGCTAGCAGGGCATCGGGCTTCTTCAGTGCCTCAAGCAATGTAGCGCGGGTTTTAGGCCCAAAGTTGCCGTCATCTATTACACGCAAGGCAATCTGCAAAATACGCAAGGCTCCACGTGGCCCACGGTTGAATACCGAATCTCGTAAGAATGCCTCTATCGCAGGGTGTGTTGCCCACTTCGTAACAATATCTGTGTAGGCAAGAAGGTAGTCCACGATGTATTCCTCCGCAGCGGGGAACCTCTTCGCCTCCAGAAGTTCTTTAAGCCGTCTCGCTGCATCTGGGTGAAACCTGTCGTTGATTCCAGCGATCTCGTAAGTCCCTCCCCCGTCAGCAGCGGGTAGTTTGTAAACACGTAGGTTCCCGTTCTTGTCCCGCCTCGCCTCGACAGAAACGATAAACCGCGCCATCTCCAGCCTCTGTGCCAAAGTGGATCGCATTAGAAGTCGGCGTTACCTCTGATCTCGCCCTTCAGCGGGAAGACAGACATACTGAAAAACAAACTGTCCAGCAGGCGCACAATAAACGAACGGCGATCTTCAATTGGATGAATCTCAATCGGGTTATCATACCACACGTGAGACGGATATGGTATTTCCGAATAGCAAACGTTCGCACAGATGAGCAGCAAGAACACGCCCAACACCTTCTTGCGAACTGGTTTCGCTCTGCGGACTTCTGCTTTAGGATTGAACTTACCGCCGGGTGTCGTTCGCTTGATCTGCTTCCTAGCCTTAACACGCCCGTAGATTGCAAGCGATGCGCCTGCAAAGTCCATCACGAGCGTAACGATCTCGGTCAACTCCTCGTTAACAATATCGACCTTGAGATACTTGAGAAGCTGTGCAAGAAGCAGGACGATAACACCGATAATCGTCCGAGATTGCCACCAAGCTTTCGTCTCTTCGCTCATTGCTTGATCCGCTGCACAGCCAACTCGATTGCAAGGTTGATAACAGAGTTCGCGGTTTCGATCCCGCGTTGTTTGGCAGCCGTCTCGATACGGACAAACGCAGCCTTACGCTTCTCTTCATTCGTCTTGTTGCTCGTCAGCAAGGAGGAGACAACTTCCAGCGCGATAGGAAGAATGTCTGCAAGCAGCTTGGACGTGCTGTCCCGCAGAATCGGAACGATAAAAGTAAGAACCGTCTTGGATGCCCCTGTAAGAAGGGCGAGTAACTTAGTTAGTATGTTTTTCATTTCTCTTCTCTTTCTCGATGTGTCGTTTTTCCAGCATAATAAAGATGGAAACAATCGCGGCAATCGTTCCGAATGCAAGCGATGAGACGCGGAGCCACGCCTCAAGATGTGGCAGGAAGCTGATGGCAAATGCGAGAAGAGAAGTCATGCTTCCTAGGACTCCGTGGGTTTGGGATTGAATCGGTGTATCAATATTCATATCCACTTATCTATATTGTTAAGAATAGGTCGCTGTCAATCTATCATCCCACTCTACGTTAGTCGCAGTAGTGGTAGTTACGTTGCCGCCAGAGTCAACTACGTTGCGGTAGATTGTCCACACAGGAGAGGATTCGGAGGAGCCTAAAGGAGCCAGACCGATGTAAGATGTATCTGTAACAAAATCAGAGCGAATTTCTTGAGATAACTCAATCGTTCCGTCCTTGTTCGGGATTACGAGCGTTCTAACGGTAGCGGTAGATACCCCCGAGACGTCGAACTGAACTTCTCGCGTAGAGTCGGCATCGTGATAAATAGTAAAGTTCGCATCCGAGAATACGTCGGGGAATGTCCCTGCGTATGTCCAGTCGGTCAAAGCTCCCGCATTACTCAAGCGAACGTAGATACCCGCTGGATGCCTGCCGATAAACCAAGTGCCAGATGCTTCACGAACGAGGTAAGCCGAGTTTACTGCGGGAGTTCCGACAGTAATAGGGAGGTCGGCGTAGTATTGCACCTCGCCGTCGATGTAGGAGGAACTCCCTCCACCGGAGAAGTCCAACTTTCCAGTAAATGGATTAAATACCCACATTAGCTGATATTAGAAAGACGGTCATTATCCGCCACCGCACCACCGACATAAGTTAAAGTAAGGGTTTTTACGTTGCTCCCACCATTCTTGTAAAAGACTTGGTATATGTTATTTGTGGAACCGTAATAAGTAATGTCCACTTCGTCAAACGGGGGGATGGGAAAAGACGATACCGAGCCTGCCGTCTGGTAGGTGTTCTCTGTGATTTTACGGAGCAAGTTGTTCTGTCCGTCGCCAAGTATCGGTAATGCTGCCATATCAAACTTTTAAGCCTTTAGTTATCGTTAAACAAGTAAATTCACTCTTGGAAGACAGCGTAGTTCAGCTTCGCGTCAGTCATCGTCCAGCGCATCCACGCCCTTGCTATATCGTTAGGATCGTCAAAGTAGGCTCTGATCTGCACAGACTTCCAATGCGAGTCCCATACCCAGAGCCTATTCTTGCCCGTAGGATACATATAAACACAGACAGCATGACCCCACTTGTCGGTGTAGATAACAAGAACCTTTGCCTGAATGCCGTTCGCCTTTAGCCCCTGCGTCATTACAATCGCTTCAGGGAGACAGGCGTTCTTATACTTGCCCACCCACGGAGGGGTATTCGCAGGAGGATTCGCCGTGCATCCCGCTACGAGCAACGCCAGCAGCAGGATGAAAGCTCGCATTAGCTCAAGGCTGCGGCAAGCTGTGCGCCAGTCGTAGCAACCGTGCTGGAGTTCTTCAAGCGAGTGCCGATCGCACCACTCGTAGTAAGTGCGGATGTCTGCGTATCCCAAACTCCAGTAGCAGTAAGTGTTGAGACAGGAACTTCATTCGTGCCATCCCAAACTATGCTACCAGAACCGACGTTCGTAGAAGCAGCGATAAATGCAATTTCGTATGTTCCCGCAGAGCCTGTCATATTCCCGCTGTAGAAACCAGTAGAACCTACCTCTGTAAGCGAGATAGCAGAGCCAGATGTGGCCCCGCCTTGAAAGAGTTGAGCGGTGACAGTAAGCCCGCTTGTCGGAAGTGCGATGTTAAGTTCGTTTGCCATATTAGTAGTTAGTTAGCTGGTTCCCATTGCCGTTCCACCCTATCGTCAAACCATACGACAACAGGATTCCATTCGCCTTCTTCGGGCTTATCAAGTTTAACGAGAGGAACGATAGTCGGCGTGACCCAATCTTCGGGTGTGGGGTAGGGCGCAAGCGTGCCGATGCGAGGATTGCCCTCGTCATCCAGCACGATGCTGATCAATTCTTTGGTTCCGTCTGCGAAGATTACTCCGTATGTTTTCATGTTAAATCTTTAAATTATGTTCCGTAGGCGATTTCGACTGCATCCACGCTGGCGACCCATCTCCAGATTTCGCTGGTGATGCCTGTGACTTCGACTTTGAGTGCATCGTTCGTGTCGTTGGCAGAGAGTGCGATGGTGGTTCCTGCCGCGTTATCGGTTCCGATAGTCACGGGCGCATAGACTTCCGTGGTAGTTCCGGCAACATTCTTCAATGCATATTGGCGCAGGTAGTGGGCTACTGCGGAGCCGTCTGATTTCACGCCAGAGATGTTGATCGTGAAGGCGAAGATTTTGCCGCTGGGGATCGTGAGGCGGGTGGGGGAGCCGTCTAAGAATAGCTCGACTGCCGCGTTCGTCGTGGTCTTGTTCCGCATGACGAAGCGGGCGCGTTGGGCATCGCCGTTGGCTGCGAAGCGACCAGCAGCATGAGCCTGCATTGAATAGCGATCCGCTATGGCGGACCTAGAAACTAGAATTCCAGCCTCAGTTCCGGTTACGCTATTGGATGCGCCATTTCCAATAAATGTTAATTGGTTGCTTGCTGTATTTCCGGCCCCATTTACAACTGTCCCGTATTGACCGCTCGCCGTGTTTTGGTTTCCAGAACCAATAAATCCATATTCTCCAGATGCTACTCCTTGGTTTCCACCAGTAACAACAGACCTTACTCCGCTAGCTGTATTAAGCGATCCTCCGCAAATAACAGAATTGCCTCCACTTGCTATTCTTCCTTGCGATCCACCTGTTCCGTGTTCGACTTGTAAATCAACCGCGTATGCTCCCCTCGCATTTCCGCCAACCGCAGTTCCGTCCGGCTTCGGACCAAGAATAAAAGCGCCCGTGCCCTTCGGCGTGAGGACAAGTGCGCTGTTGGTTTCGGTGGTGTTCTCGGAGAGGGTGACATTGACCTGCACGCTGTGTCCCGTGAGGAGAGTGCCTGACGTGATGTTCGTTGTAAAATTGATAGCCCCACCGCCAATGCTTGTCTCAAGTTTAAAAGTCGCGCCAGAGACTTCGCGGACAAAGTAATTGGTCGTAGTGTTAAGTCCAGAGCCGCCCGTGAGTGCGGTGAAGCGAACGGGCTGCCCGTTGGCAAATGCGGAGCCTGTTGCGGTGATGACATCGGTTCCTGCGTCTCCGGTGACTGTGGTAAAGGAAACAATTGTATCCTCTACGACGAGTCCGGAATCTTGTAGTGTCGCCCCACCTGTGCCGTCTGCGCGGAGGATGGCGTTGTCAACCGATCCTGTAGAGCCTGCGATACCAGCAGAGGCGTTGATCGTAGTTCCCGAGAGAGAAAGTCCGGTTCCCAGCGTGATCTCTTCAATCGCACCAGTCCCCGCAGTTCCGCGTCCCAACAGTTTGTTGGTCGCCATGATTGTCTTGCCCGAGCTTGTTCCGATCATCGTTTATGTATAAGTTAGCGTTTCTCTGTCAGACCAAGCACCTGTAGCACTCCCGTCTGAAACAACTTCTCCCGCAGAGTTTATTTCTGTTTTGTAAATTGTCCAGTCATTTGAATCTTCGGGATCGCTTTCTGGATAATCTTCCCAAGCAAGCCGTCCGATATAAAGTTCCAATCCGTCTGAACTGGTGGCGGATAAAAACAAATAAAGCGAAGTATCGCGTGGTCTAGCCAGCCGAAATACTTCGCCCGATTCGTCTTTGCTGTAGAGCCTGCGATCCGTTAGATTGATCGCAAGCTCCCCAGCGGTGAGGTCTTGCGCCTCGGGAACTCGTCCCGAGACGCTTGACCGTTTTAATTTGATCGTTGTAGGCACGATCCTTCTAACTTATATTAGAAGGTTCCGCCGTCAACTTCTCCCTCAAGAGCGGAGATGCGGGACTCGTGGTCCGCAACGTCGGTCTCAAGGCTGGTAGCACGTCCCTCAAGGGCGTCGATGTCGGACTCAGCCGTATCCACGCGACCGCTCAAGGTGCTAGCCGCAGACTCAATTGCAGTAATGTCGCTCTCAGCGGTATCAAGCCGACCGTCGAGGGAGGAAACGTCACCCTCAAGCGTGGTGGCGCGGCCTTCCAATGCGTCGATGTCGCCTTCGGCTGTGGTCACACGACCTTCCAGCGTGGTAGCGGCAGACTCAATGGCGTCGATGTCGCTCTCGGCAGTGTCGAGGCGTCCTTCGGCGGCGTCCATCTCTTCCTCAAGCGTATCGATAAGGCCCGCAAGCTCGTCGCAACGGCCTTCAAGAGCTACGATGTTGCCTTTATTGAATTCGTCCTCGCTTTCCAGCGTAGTGGCACGACCTTCAACGGCGGTAGCACGGGACTCAAGCGAGTCGATATCTCCTTCAGCCGTGGTGACACGTCCGCTCAGGGTAGAAGCTGCTGACTCAATCGCTGTGATGTCGCCTTCAATCGCTGAAAGGCTGTTCGCCACAGTCGAGGCGAAG